GGATCAAATTGCATAGATGTTTCTTCACCAGCACCAAAAGTCATTTTCTGACCTAAAATAATTGATTTATCATTAACTGTAACTTTGGTCATTTGACCTCCAGCAAGTTGAATTTCTCCTGTTGCCTGTATTCTTACATTCTGTCCTTTAAGAACCAACAAATCATTGGCACAAATAACAATCTTTTCTCCTTTTATAGTTCTTTGATGTCCTACACACTCTTCACAAATTTTTCCATATGCCATGACATTCAGAGCCATTTCTTTATCATCCTGTCCAGCATTGTATTCAATATAACTTGATTCCATGTGCTGTTGCACTTGACCAAATGTTTTCATTTGTAATTGACCTGATGCTGGAGAGTTATCAGTTCTATCACCAGTTATAAATTTAATTCTACCAATGCTATCAAGAGCAATATGTCCACTAGAAGATCCTGTTACAGGACCGTCAATACAAAGAGCAGCAGTAGTCTGATCAGGAAAAACTCTTGTATATATTTCTGCTCTGGTTCTTACATCTTTTATTATAGTGGTTAATCTTACAGTATCTTTGGTATCCTGTGTTTCATCAGGAGTCGTCTGTTTAAAGACACTATCAGGATAGGTTGTAGCGGGTTTAGCGTGTGACATTTATGGGCAATCAACATAACGACCAGTGCCAATCTTAGTAGCACCAACTGTAGTAAGAGCATCAGTATCTAGACATGCTAGTGATGGTAACATTCTAGCACCATAACCACCTCCACCTACAATATTAATTGAAGGAAACTCTTCAAAGGTAATTTGTCTATTTAATACACGAGCACCAATAACAAATCCAGTATCAATATCAATAATTGCTTCTGCAACTCCCAATTGTCCATTTATATACAAATCTGGAGGTGATGTGTATCCACTTCCTGTTTTAAGTATAGTAAATGAATCTATGATACATCTTACATTTCTATCTCTTGCAAGATTCTTTTTGTACCCAAATCCTGCTGAGTGTATTCTTATTTCTGTGAGGAATCCCTCTCCATCTAACAAACCAACTCCTGTCGCACCAGTTCCATTACCACCAATAAAGACATAAGGTGCTTCTGCCCATGCATCGCCAGGATTATCAACAGGTATCTCTATAATACCACCATTCTCATCAGTAATAATATTTTCACTTATTACGGTTGGAACTTTAAAATCTTCAAAAACTGTTTCTGTTGTATCACCAACACCACCATCCTCAATGGTTGCATCAGGCACAGTAATAAGAACATCTACTGATGCACTTGTTCCATTAATACTAAAAGTCAAAGTTTCCACATCCTCTACTGTGCTATCATCAGCAATTCCAACTGTAATTTTCGCACTATTGTTATCAATAACAAATTCACCTGTCAATCTATTACCAATAATATCATCATTTGTAATGCCGACACCACTTAGAGTATAATAAAGTATACTTCCACTTTCAACATCGGTTGTTGTAACTGTATAAATTATAAATTCTCCTTCTGGAACTGTTGATCTATTTGCAATTACATTAAATGTAGGTATCACAACACCAGTATCATCAGTTGTTTCATCTTCTTCATCGTCAGCAACATCTGGTACATCTGGTATAGGATCAAATGGATTTATTGGTTCTGGTTTATAAGGATCGTATGGTTCTTTAATATTTTTCTCTACGATAGTACATTTGCCAATATCTCTCTTAAATTTAATTGGTATGCTTCCCTCTGGAGAATTGTTTCTTATTCTGATGAAGAAAGTTTCGTTATTGTCTCTCTCAAAATCAACTAAAGTTTGAACTTCTATGGTTTTTGCTCTTTCATTAGGTGAAAATCCTAAAATACCATCTACATTAAGAAAATCTTTTTCTACAGTAGCAGTTCCTTGACCATTTAATATTTTAAACTCAACTGATGATGCAATATCGGTGGATCCATCTCTAACTACAGTGAATACTGCTGTTTCACCCTCTGTTACTTGTACGTCATCAATAGTATAAACAATTTTTTGTGCACTAGTTCCAGTGCCAGGTAAAGGAACTCCACCTGTAAATCCTACAGTAGTTGCTGTTAATGGTGCACCTGTGTATGCTTCATCACAAACATATTGTGTGTAATCAGAAGGGGTATCTGCACCAAGAAAACTATCAAGTCTTTCCAGTAATTTATCCAAGAAGTCTCCTTCATCATCATCTCCCTTCTCTCCAGTTGTGCATATCTTATCATCTGCACAATCAGTCTCAGGACCGTCGCAAGATATGCCAAGAAGATTTAAGATGTAGTTGATTGCATTACCAATCATGTTTAGTGGTGCAGCAATAGCACCCAGAATATCTTGTAGAGGACCTAAAATAGAATTAAGTAATTCATTCATTAACTGAATTATTTTAGATAGAATTCCGTTTACTAACTCGTCAACTTGACATATGGCAGCACGATAGATCTGATTGATATAACTCATTAGTAGATTAGTTAACCATGCTGCTAATCTATCACCTAGGTCTGCCATCTTACAACCTAGATCTTTAATTTTCTTATTAAAGAATTCTGTTACACCTGTTAAGGCATTTCCTTTTTTATCAGGACGTAATAATGCTTTAACTAACTTGTCTACTGCTTTTTGTAAAAGTGATGTTATGTATCCTTTTATCCTTCCCATCAATTTTTGAATGACAGCAATTACTTTGTGTACATATCTTCTTCCTACATTGACAGTATCATTTACACTTCCTGTAATTTTACTAGTGTAATATGTTCCTATGTTACCATTACTTTTTTGTACATCTTTCAAGAAATTGCCCATAATGTATGTTAGGGATTTCTTTACATCATCACAATCCTCACCTTCACTTGCTGGTTGGATACAAAACTCTTCTCTTACAACGTCCTCTTTTTTTCTGGTTCCTACATCTACTCTTTGTACGTCATTCTTATCTGTAGTTCCATCTGATATAACAACTTGAGTTGCTACCTTATTTCCATCTTCATCAGTTTTAGTGCCTTCCTGTCCATCTGACTCAACTATTGGTGCAGTTACACCATCTGATTTTATACAAGTTTCAAATCTTTTTCTATTGTTTGGATCACAATCTTTAATGACAGTTGTTGCACCTGGTGTTTGACCAATTGAACCAATGATTATAGGTTTGTTCCTATCATTGTCTAGATAGAAACCCATAACCCAACAACCGTCTACCAATTGAGGGTGTGCTCCCCCAATTGCACCAGGTGTAAATGGGTGTGTGACTGGCATCATCACATTTGCCCATGGCAATTGACTGGTATCAAGTATCTCTTTATCTGCAGGATGTTCTCCTACAATTGCTACTTTAAAACGTAGTCCACCTTTATTATTTTTTTCATCCGCAGCAGTACCTTCAACTTGTCCAATCCACCAATTGAACCCGTCGTTACCGACTCTATGTGAAGGTACTATGCGTGAGAATGAATCCATACTAATCGTCGTATACTAAGCACTCTGGTTCATCAGGGTGCATTTCACAAAATAGTTCTAGTGCATTAGGATCGTGATGATCTCCTGCTTCTATCTCGTCATGATGATGATCGGCATAAACTTCTAGTTCATGTAACTCTTCCAATGTATGCCTTTTCATTGGTTCAGAAGTATTGGGATCGGCAAGAATCTCCTTGTCGTGTTGAATGTGGTCTTCTATGCTTTTCATGAGTAATTACCTCCGTACTCTTTTATTTATTCCCCTCTCTTGGTATCTGTGTCTTTGACACCAAAGGAGTCTCTAAACAATTGTAGCGTAGTTATAACTTTTCCGCTAGTTCCGTCAGCAAAATTAAACCTATGTTCAACATCTTTGACTAGATAAACACCACTAGACTCTAAATCCCATGGTTCCTCTTCTTTTATTTTATCTGGTGCTTTTCTTTGTACTTTTATCTCAACTTTGTCTCCTGCACATATTTCATTATTGCCAGGAATCTCTACAGTACACTGTTGATTATTAAGTAACTCTTTTCTTGCAACTGACTGTGCAGCAAAATGTTTATGCCAATCAGCAAAGACACTTGGATTTGATGCATTTTCATATGGTGATGCAACACCTGGTTCATTGAACCAAGTCTCATGATCTAATACCATTGTCATCAATCTTGATGGTGTTTCTACTAATTGCTGCTCTCCTACTTTTAATTCAGACACTTTAGTTTGATTACCGAGATGTGCCATATTATTGTAACTATCAGTAATTTTGTATTGATATTCTTCATATTGTCCAGTAGATATATTGAAAAATATCATGGTTGAAGAATATTTTCCTTTTCTCAAAGCACTCATCGTATCTATCTCTGATGTAAATGTAATTTTAGAAATTATTGATCTAGAATCAGTTCCATCTGTATTTGCTATTTTTTCTTGATATCCTGTATGTACTTCAGATTTAAGATCTGGAGCAGCAAATATACCATCTGGTTCATCACACAAAGCATCAACTGAGAAGAAATTATATCCTCTTTTTGTTTCCCAGAAGAAAAATCCAGCAGTTCCTTTTATTGTTTCTTTTGTTTCACTTGCATCTGAACTACTATTAGTGGTATTTCCTGTTTTTCCTTTTGTAGAAACTGCTTTTTCTGATAATGATGATATGATATCAAATGGTCTTCTTCTTGCTCCTATAATCACTTGTTTAAATTTTGTTGGTTCTCTAAAAAGTGGTTTACTGGATTCAAGACCAATCTTTGTTTTTACTAAATCGTATACAATATCAGAAATACTTTTTTCTGGAACTTCTTCAGCATTTTGTCCACCTGATGGTATTCTTCCCAAAACTCTTGTTGTTTCATTAAGTAATGCCTCTTCTGACACTAATGCTAATGCGTATGCTTGCTTTTTATTAATTGATATTCTATTTCCGATCTTCCATATCTTATATTCATATGTCTCACCATCTTCGCTTTGTGAAACAGGAGTCTTGACTGTTATTTTAACTACTTCTCCACCTTCTATTGGTGATTGATTTCCATCCATATCAAGTCCATTTAAGAAATCAGCACTATCACTAATTGCCAAAACGCCACTCATAAAAGGAGACACCAAACTTTCACGATGTATAAAACCTAAAATCATATCACCATTAAGTGGTGGTAACTCAACTCCCTTATTGTTTGTGACGATACAACTTATCAGATTTGCTTGGGTAGCATATTGTGCTTCTGTACTTTGACTTTGTACTTCTGATTCAGTAGACATTACATAAGACTCCCAAGATAATACATTCTAAACGGATCTAAACCTGAGTCAGAGAAGTCTCCTCCATTTGACTCACCTCCACCTTCGCCAGGTTTTCCACCTGATCCATAATTATTGACTACATTGTTTATGATACTATCTCCACTACCACCAAGACTTACAATTTGTTGAGATAATGCATTAATATTGGCACTCATATCTTCTACATTTGTACTAATTGCTTCCAAATCAAGATCACTACCAGTGCCACCAAGTAAACTACTATATCCAAACTGACTAGGATTATTGTTCATAAAGTTTAAAGTATTAGAACCAATCTCATCAACAGCATTCCTATTCATTATAAATTCGCCAGTTGTTAACATTGTAGGAATTGTATCTTTGTTTACTCCTCCACCAGGAATCATTCCACCAATACCAGGATATACATCTCCACCTTTGTTCATCATACCTAAATCTCTACCAAGCAAGAATGAGTCAATTGCTAAACCAATACCAGGTGTAGTACCAGTAACACCTAAAATACCAGAAGTAACCTCAAGTCCAGCACCTAGAAGATCCCCTTCCATTGCACGTTCAAGACCAAAGTATATACCAGCAAGACCAGCAATAACTGGAATTTGTTTGAATACAGATTTTGCTGCTGATTTTGCTGTAAGTTTTCCTGCTGCCTTTCCTCCTGATTTTACTGCAGTCTCAGCAGCATTTGTAGTTGCCTTCAGCATTTTTGTGGTTTTTGTTGCCTTTGCTGCACTTTTAAATGGTTGCTTTGCTCCTTTTGCAAATTCTTTATATCTGCCTTTTCCCAAATATTCTTTCATAAACACATCTGCTTCTTTAGCAGTATATGCAATGCCACCAACAGATTCATCACCTCTAAGTAACTTAGCGTATAAATCTACAGCCTCGTCTGCAGTTTCTACATTGGTCTGCAATGCAACTTGCATTGCATTTTCTAATTTTTTCCCTGATAGTTTTGTTCTCATAGCCATACCATCAGTAAAGTCCAACATTTCATCAGGTGTCATTCTTGCAAGGTCATTATCAAACATAGTTAACTCAGGAACATCTGCAAAATCATCTAACAAGAAATCCATTTGAATCTTTTCTAACATTTTTGACATACCCTTGATTCCTGTCTCACCAGCAGCAGGAAGCAAACCTTTAAGGTTTGCAGGAGGAAGCAAACCTTTAATTTTTACTGGATTCAATAATGCTATTGGTTTCTTGACAAATGATGAAGCATTTTTTCCAATATTTTCAGCAACACCTTTAATGCTAGCTTTGTTTGCACCTAATGCTCTCAATGATTTTGCCAGTCCAGTTTTATTAAATCGCTTTGCAATTGTTTTGCCTATTCCACCAGTTACAGCTTTTGTAGCAAATTCTGTACTATCACCAGTAATTTTTACCCCAGTCTTTGCTGCATTTGGTAATGCTTTAGCAATTTTGGCAGTAGTTGCTGGTGCTACCTTTTCTCCAACTTGAAGTGCTCCTTTTACCGATTTAGTGTTTTTTCCTAATGCCTGAGAAGTACCAAAACTTGTTGCTGCTCCTAAGATACTGCTGTCGGTGACATTTTTCATTGCACGACCACCGCCAGCACCACCGTAACCTTGACCGCCTATGCTACCACCACCACGACGGCGACCACCACCAAATCCACCACCTTCTATTGATCTCTCTTCTCTTCTTAATGAATCTCTGCCAGATGCTCTTTGTTGCTCACTACGCATCATCTGCATTGTATATCCTAAGAACATGATCGCTCTCGCCATGTTCATCTGTGTTCTTTCTATTCCAGCAAGAGTATCGTCTATTTTTATGAGTGCTTTTGCTATCTCAATATTAGATTGTTGTACACCAGCAAATCCAGCAACAACTGAATTTGTAAGTGCCTCGTTATTTCCTGCAACAGCAGCATCATTGATAATTCTGTTAGTTACATTGTAATCAAACCCACCACGAAATCTAGATTCTCTAGTACCAGCTGGATCTATTCCTGCAGTTGGAGTTTTTGCAAATCTACCCCTAGTTCTAGCAATTGCATCACCGCCAAATCTTGAACCAAGAGCTTTTCCGAAAAAATAACCTCTACCTATCCCCGCTTCATCTAATGATGTTCCACCTTCCTCTGCCTTCTTCTCTGCAAACTGGCGTTCCTCATTTGCCATGTCAGACGCATCGGTCACCCTATTTTTAATTTGTGACGCAATCATACCAAGGTAATCTTTATTATTACCTCTAGTATCTTCGTAACCGACTGTTCCTGCTGCCATTATCTTTTTTGTTTTTGTGCTGCTTGTTGCTGTCTTACCTGTTCTAGGTATTGCATTAATAATGTAGTGTAAACTGATCTTTCAAAAGGCATCATATTTTCAAGATCGCTCAAGCTGTATTTATGATGTTGCATCAGGGCAAAATTAGTTTTGTAGTATCCCTCTAGCGTATTATGAAAGAGGGCTATCCGAAAAAATTATTCAGTCCCGATATACTATAATCAGATTCAACTCCAGTTTTTGGATTTGTAATCTTAAAATTGTGTTCAAGTCTAGGAGCAGTCTCAAAAAACTCTTGAATTTTTGCCAATTGTTCATTTGTAAGACTCTCCACAAATTCTAAAAATTCTTTTGGTGATGTTGTAGATTGATCAAATACCTCTTCTCCTTGAAAAATTTGATCTATGCTTTCTGCAACAACATTTAAGACATTTTCCTGACTCACACCTTTTCCTGCAAAATTGGTATCTACAAATCTATCAAATGATGGATATTTCATAATCACACCTGTAGTATCAGTCAACATAATCTTATTAGTATGTCCTTCTGGAAAGTTAACTGTTATATCTTGCAAATTCAAGGTATACGCAACTTCTGTTTCATTATCATCTGTGCATGTTATTTTCATTTCTACTTGTTCACCCACAGACACAGCACGAATATTTAAGAAAAGATACTCTAAATCAAAAATAGACAAATTTTCTATTTTTAATCTAGTTTGGATGCAACCTTTCAATAATTGAACAACTGCTTCTCTAATATTTTTATCATCATTACTTTCTAGTGCAATTAACAATACTTTCTCTTCTTTTACTAGAAATGGTCTATATTTTATTTTCTTCTTTGTTGATGGTAATACCAACTCATAAATTGGTAAATCCAGTTTTGGCAATGCCATAATATTTACTCCAAGGTCATATTTATATTTAGCGACTTTTTGAGACAAAAAATAGCGGGAAATTTTTTCCCGCTTTTATGGAATTGAAAAGTCAATTTTCATTTTACCATTTCCATGTTTACATCTATTTTTCCGTAGTAAACACTCAAATATCCATCTGGTTGTAATGCAACAGCATGTGGATGTGATTCTAAAATTTCATGTGCCATGACACCACGATATCTAGTATTAGGTGCTGACTTGTAGTTCCATTCGTAAATATTAATACCAGATGGTGAGTTTCCTACCTTAGTAATGTTCTCTTTCAATCTAATATCACTTCTCATAGCACCAGCATTTTGACCTGATGGTGCTGTTTGTGTAACAGATGTAAGATCCTTGTTGAGGATATGATGTCTTGTATAATAAAACTGTGCTGTTACCTTTGTTAATTGTCCTGTTCCAAACTGTAAGGGAACTGCATCAATTGCAAAAGGCCATGCTCTTTCCATCACATAACATAATGATTCTCTACCAACAGCACCAGCACCACCTATTTCCGTTTTAGTGATGTATATGTCTCTACAATAATCTGATGGATATGATAGTCTGTTTGATCTTTGAGCTTCAAATTTTCTACCATCTCCTGCACTTTTAGGAAGTTCTTTAAAAATTGAACCGAACCACTGATTAAGATATTTTAGTGGTGTCATGGAAGCATCGCATTGAAATCCTAATTGAAATTCTGTGAACACCCTTGTGTGAGGATAATTTACTTGTCCTTCACCTAGATATCTACCCTTCAATGTTCCACTGGCAGCTTGAACATTAGGAAGTTGTGCTTCATCACATAGAAAACTAAAGAATGGTTCACCTGACTGACCGTAATTATTATTATCTGCCAATCCAGCTATACCACTACCCTTGATCTCAACCTTGAAACTATTAGAGAGAGACATCCCTCCTTGAGTATTGGTTGCTTCTAAAAATGTGCTTATAAAATCTGCCACTTTATATAAATATAAGGGAACATATTATATTTATGGCGTACTCTGGGATTTACAAACCAATTAATCCTAAAAAGTACCGTGGTAACCCAAGAAGAGTTATTTACAGGTCACTTTGGGAACGAAAGTTCATGGTGTTCTGTGATAACCAACCATCTATTTTAGAATGGGGTTCTGAAGAAGTTATTATACCATACAGAGCACCTGATGGTGTAGTAAGACGATACTATCCTGATTTCTACATTAAAGTTCGTGAGGGATCAGGAAAAGTGACAAAATATATTATTGAGATCAAACCCAAGAAACAAACTAAACCACCGAATGCTAAAAACAAAAAGACCGCTGCCTATAAGCGTGATGCACTAACTTACTGTAAAAACCGTGCTAAGTGGGACGCTGCAGAAGATTTCTGTGAGGATAGGCAGATGAATTTTATGATTCTCACCGAAGACCACTTAGGAGTATAGAACAATGGCAACAGGATTTGGCACTATTCAGAGGAATACTGTGTCTACAAAAGCAGGGTATCAAACTCTGTTTGAAAAAATAAACGCAAAAGCACAGGGTCAGAAAAAGACATTAACATGGTACAGAAATGCTGTAAAGTCAGAAGCAAGTAGTTACAAAAAGAATTTTGACAGGTATATCTTGAACGAGAAGAGTGATAATATAGGTGCAGTACAAGACCAAGATGCAAATGAACTTCGTCGTTATACTGTACAAGGTCACCTGTACATGTTTGAATACAAAGCAAGCATGAAATATCTTCCTTACTATGACAGATTTCCTTTAGTTTATGTCATCAAGTCAGAGAAGAACCAGTTCTGGGGAGCAAACCTACACTACTTGAGACCGAAGAAGAGAATACTTGCTACCAGTAAATTAATGCAAGGAAGAATAGACTTTCCAAAGTCATGCTTCCACAAATATATTCAGCAGCATGTACAGGGATTGATGATTGATCTTGCTGCTACTGAGTGGGATACTGCAATCTTACTACCAACAGAAGACTTTGTAAAAGATACAAATCGTTTACAGATTCCAATACAGGCAGAGGATGTCTGGGATGATACAGATGAAAACTTCTACGATAAAATTAGAGGTCAGAGAGTCGTAAAAGGATATGGAACTAAACAATCTGTAAGTATGGCACTAAATAGTTAAAAAAGATATGGTCAACTTTCCAGAAGATTATGCCAAGCAAGAGAAATACTATGCTTCTGAGTCATATCAAACTTACGCCAAAAATGCATTAAATTTGTCTGAAAGAGACAGGAAGCAAGCAATTATTGCTTCATATTTTGGCCAGCCTGAGAAAGGAGACTACATTCCTGGCAAAAAAGGAACATGTAATGTTTGGAATGGTAAGCAATGGATGTATCGTGGTCAGTCAGCATGTAAAGCACATGGAACAGGGAAGGAATATTTTACTGATGCTAGATTTGATGAAGCTGTTAACAACATAGATGCAGAAGCAGCAAAAACTTTAATGGATGCTGGAGTAATTGAACCAAAAGATGTTGGATACTATATCAACCAACCTTTACAAACTACAGTGCCAAATGGCACAGAACTTGTTAGATATCCAAATGATCTTATTCATGATGAAACTGATTATATAATGTTCAGATTTTATGAATACGTTCCACCTTTTGGCAGTGAAGTAGAAAGACCAAAAGATAATTTGTATGATCCAGACAGTAAAAAAAGTAAAGATCAAGTTCTGAATCAAACTTTAGGTGCATACAATTCTAGTGTGGCATTTAGTGCTAAGGAAGCAGAAGGATACAAAACTATAATACTTTACATGCCAGAAGATATTGGAGATGCTTTTTCTGCTGGTTGGCAAGGAAAAGCATTCGGAAATATTTCTGCTGGAATTATCTCTGGTACTGCTGGATCAGATGATTTTATAGATTCTTTAGGAAAACTTAAAAAAACTGCTGATGGTGCTTTAAATAGATTAGGAACTAATGCTGCTGCTGAATCCATAACTAAATTAGCAACATCAATTACAGGAGACACGATAACTACTGGTGATGTTTTCGGATCAGCAAAAGGTGTCATAAGAAACCCAAATACTGAAGTTCTATTCCAAAACATGAATTTAAGAACTTTTGATCATTCATTTAAGATGGCTCCATATAATAGGACAGATGAAGAAAATATACAAACTATCATAAGAGAATTTAAGAGAGCAATGCTACCATCATACAGTATAGGAGATACCGATCTTACTCTTAGTACCGCACCTAACAGTGCTGAAATAGATGCTGCTTTTATAAAAGTTCCAAAGTTAGTTCAAGTCTCATATATGAGAGGGGGTCAACAAATTCAAATGCTTCCTAAGTATAAATTATGTGCGTTGACTGATGTTACAGTTGGTTACACACCAGACAATAACTATGCTACTTTTGCTAATGGAGGTCCTGTAGCATATGAATTGAAACTAAACTTTTTAGAAACAAAACTCATCTTCTCTGAAGAAATAGCAACAGGTAATCACTAATGTATTTTAATATTGTACCAAATATAGCATACGATCAGAAACCAATATCGTTTCCGTTTTCTAAATCAGATTATATTGTTGCTAAAAATTTCTTTCGTAGATATAAATTAAATGATGACATATTTTCTCAAGCTGTTTACTTTAAAAAATATGCTGTTCAAGATGGTGAAAGACCAGACACTATTGCTAAAAAAGTATATGGTAATCCATATTATGATTGGGTTGTCTTACTTACAAACAATGTAATCAATGCACAATATGATTGGCCTCTATCTGGATATGATCTTGCACAAGTGATAGAAAGTAATTTTGATGATCCATATTCAGAGATCAGACACTATGAAATCAGAGAAGATATAGGAACATATACTAAAGGTTTGCGTGTAGATAAAACTTTTTATGATGGTCAACACAAATTAAATATAGGTGGATCTATAATAACAAAAAATGGAAATGAAATTGCTAGTCCTGTTACAATAGCAGATTATTATCATGACGAGAACGAGAAGAAGAGAGAAATATTTTTACTAAGAGAAAAATATTTCAGAGGATTTGTTGCTGACTTCAGAAGACAGAATCTTTATAAAGATTCAAAAGATTTCGTATCAAAGAGATTAAAACAAACTGGTTGACCTTTTTGACAAAAAAATACCCAGAAATTTTTTCTGGGTTTTGTAGAATTGAGTTGTCAATTTTGGTTTGCATAACTGAAGAAGAATTCTTTTATTAAAGTCTCTGCTTCTTTCTTACCGAACCTGTTGGATAGATAACCTGAGATCGGATCTAATCTTATCATGTAGTCATCAAAGTCATGATACTGTGTCGTGTCTTCACCAGTAGGTTTGTGTTCATCTATCATCTCTTTATAAACTTCAAGATATCTTCTGAACATAGGTAAGTGTTCGTCAACCTCATGTGGTTTGCAATATCTAACGTAGATATTCTCTGAGAAATGATTGCCAGGTTCAAAGAACCTATAAGTACCAGTTGCTTTTGGTAGTTTGTCAGTAGAGAATAAGTAATGTTCTACTGGGTGTTGGAAATCAAAAACTAATACAACTCTCTTGTCACTCATACCCATGAGATCCATTCCAAAACAAGGAAGATTTGCTCCTGTCTTAGGATAGATTATATTATTATGAATAGTGCAAGACTTGTTATCCCATATCTCTATTTGTCTAGACTTAATAAAATGCTGACCTGTGTAAAGGTCAGCAGTAAGGTTAACACCTTTTTTATTAGTCCATTCAGCATGACGCTGAACAAATTGGATGTCAGGGAATAACTCAGCAACGGTTGCCTTATAGTTAACCCAGAGATCATTCATTAGTTACTCTTCTGCAAGTTTCGCAAAGTATGATAACGCATCATCGTCATCAACTACTGCTTCTTCTTTTACAGGTGATGGGGTGGCAGCAACTGGAGCAGGAATAGGTTCAAACTCTTCGTCATCTACTGTAGGAACAGTAGCAACTGGTTGTCCTATACCAAGAACTAAATTTAAACGACGCTCAAGATCTTCATAAGACTTGAACTGATCTCTAGAAGTGAATGACTCTAATGAGTATTCTTTCTTCCAGATCGCTTCCAATTCAGAATCATCTGCACTAATAGCAGACACACTATCAAACTCACTGCTGTCATAGTTCCAGAACCCTGCAACTTTTTTGATTTTTAATTTGAAGTTAGCACCTTCCCAAAGATCAAAGACATTGATTGGTTCTTCATCTTGGAACTCAGGTTGCATTGCTGCAAGTATCTTGTCATGGATT